GAATCATCAACAGGTAGATTGAATCAAAATATAGATAAACAAGTAGGCACTACAAGAGCAAATGGTGGTAAAAAATCTAATGGTAATTTAAAGGCAGTTGGAGATATAGAAAAAGGTAGAAATAAGAGATCTGTTTGGACTATAACAACAAAGCCATATAAAGAAGCACATTTTGCTACATTTCCTCCTGAATTGCCTGAATTATGTATCAAGGCAGGGACGAGTGAAGGTGATACTGTTTTAGATCCATTTTTCGGTAGCGGAACAACAGGATGGGTGGCACAGAGATTAAGCAGAAAATGGATAGGGATTGAATTAAATCCAGAATATGTGAAGATTGCAGAAAAGAGATTTATTCAGAAGGAATTATTTTAAGGAGAAATAAAATGAGGAACGGCGTTTGTGAGCTTTGCCAGCAGCACGAGTGTGTATGTCTTGAAAAGTTCTGTAAACATGAGAATAAGGTTTATCAGCCCAGAGAGTGGGACACGAATGTACCAGAATCGTACCATTGTGATGATTGTGGGAAAGAGTATGATATACCAGAACCAGACTGGGATTTGTGGAATAAGGAATGATGTTCTTTGCAGGAATGATTCTGGGGTGTATGATAGGTCTGATTGCAGCTGGACTGCTGTCAGCAGGAAAAACAGAAGATTTATATCGGGAAAATGAAATACTTAAAATTAAACTGAAAAGGAAAAAAAATGCAGCCAACATATGAAGAGTCATTGATTGACACAAAGGAATTGTGTGAACGGCTGGGTGTGACACGGCAGGCTATATATAAGTGGCGCAATCTGCCCAACCCTATGCCTGTGGAAGTGGACAACACCAGCAAAAACGGAAAAACTATTCGCTATCTTTACAGCGATGTGGTAAAATGGCTCAATGAAAAAAACAGCAAATCCGAAGTTCTTCGCTAAAAAGCGGACTCGGTCAGGACGTTACATCACCATCGCTGAAGGCGATACCAGAAAAGAGCTGATCGAAAAAATAAAGTCCGATAGTGAAACATTCAAACAAGAGAGAGGTAAAGATGGCAAAGAGATACATCGACACGACCCTGTATGACCAGAAATGGTTTCAGTCGCTCCATCCAGTATACAAGTGCTTCTGGCACTATATATGCTCAAAATGCGACCATGCAGGCATCTGGGAAGTAAATATTAACCTTGCACAGTTCAGCATCGATCCCGAAGGTATCATGGGGGTCAAACTGGAATACGACGAGTTACTTGAACTGTTCGATCTGAGAATAATAGACCTCGGAAGGGATAAATGGTATATCACAAAATATGTTATTTACCACCACGGCGAACTCCTGCATCCCAAAAATAATTTCCACATGAGTGTCGTGAAAATTCTCGAAAAACATAACCTTGTTGATGAATATGTGGATGGCAACTACCACGTCAGAATGATTCCATACAAGGACGAAAAGACAGCGAAAAAGAAAACATCTGACACAAACAAAAATAATATACAGAGGTTCAAACCGCCCACAATCAAAGAATGTGTTGATTATTTCACAGAAAAAGGGTATACTGATGCAAAGTATGAAGCCAATAAATTCTGGAATTTTTATGAATCAAAGGGTTGGATGGTAGGTAAAAACAAAATGAAAAAGTGGCACTCCGCTGCCGCTAACTGGATGAGCAAAAAAACCAGCAATAACGAAAGAACGCACATTCAGGAAGGGCATCTGGAAGAAAAACGTGGATGGTGAGATTATCTTCAAACCCCACGCTGGTAAACAGCGTGAGTTTCTGAAATGCAATGCAAACTGGGTGTTCTACGGCGGTGCAAGAGGCGGAGGAAAATCACTCATGCTTTCATGGAAAGCAGCCCTGACACCCAGAAGATGGCACTATGAAAGAAATCGACAGAAAATTACACGGGAAAAAGCCATCCACTTCAAAAAAGAAGGCAAATCCTATCAGGTTAAGGTTGAAAAAATATCAATCGACTACCCAGACTTTATCGCTCTACTTGTCAGGCGTACCTACCCACAGCTGGAACGTAACCTCAAACCCGAATGTGATAAATTATACAAACTGTACAATGCCCGATGGCAAGAACGTAACAAGTGTTACCTATTCCCCAGCGGAGCAAAGGTCTACCTCGTACACTGTCAGGATCGACGTGCCCTCGACAATTATATAGGCGGTAACTATAATTTTATAGGCATCGACGAAGCTAACCAGTTTCCCGAAGACTGGGTCGAAGAATTAAGCACCTCTGCCCGTACCGATAACGACGAACTTAAACCACAGATATGCCTGACATCCAATCCTGGTAATGTCGGACATATCTGGCTGAAAAAGAAATTCGTAGATGTATGCGTTCCGATTGATGAAAAAAAGAAAACATACAGCGAAGAATTCGATATGTACTACCAGAAAAAAATATCTGGCAAAACCCATATAGACGAAGAAGGAATTTCATGGAAATTTATACCAGCTACAGTATTCGACAACCCAACACTCCTGAACAATGACCCCGCATATGTACGCAGGCTTAAAAAACTGAACCCCATCTTAAGAGCCATGTGGCTGGATGGCAGATGGGACGTTTTCGCAGGCACTTATTTCGATAACTGGAATCCAATGCACCACATCATTCCAGAATCATCGTTCCAGTACGGCACACACTTCAAAAAAGGCACTCATACACTTTACAGATTCTATGACTACGGCACAAAAGCACCATTTGTGTGCCTGTTTGCTGCGATAGACCGTGACCAGAATATGACCATCTTCGACGAAATTACCGAAACTGGACTCTCTGCATCAAAACAAGCACAGACAGTCAATAGCTATACATGGAAAAAATATAAACTTCGTGCCACAGACTTCGATGATGAAATAGCCGACCCAGCATACTGGACAAAACATTCAGAAAAAGAAGGTATGTTATACAGCCCCATGAACTTCTACAGCGACGAAGGTATATTTCTGTCAAAAGCCAATAATGACAGAAAAGCAGGGGCAAAGATCGTCTATGAAGGGCTTGAAGTACCCAATGAAGGCAAGCCCAGAATCAGGTTTACAGAAAATTGTATACAATGTATTGAAACTTTTCCTAACTTACCATCCGCAGAAAACGACCCAGAAGACATAGATACCAAAGCATACGACCATCACTACGATGCTGTTAGGTATGGGGCGTTAAAAGTTCTGCCAACACTTGTTACGGAAGAAAAAAGGAAAAGAGGATGGAGATACAAATTGTTTCAATCCACTAAATCTGGCGGATCGCTTGACTGGAAAACAGCCTGATGGCTAAATACGATCAGGCAGGGTCACAGTACGCAGCTGGCGTACTTTCCAAGCAGGCTGATAAGGTGCTCAAAGCATGGAAATTCTCAAGAGACTCATTTGAGAATTCAAGGGAGGAATCCGAAAAAGCAGTGCGATACCTCAACAACGATACATGGACATCAGACCAGAAAACTGATGCCGAAAAACATAAAAAACCCCTTCTGAAATATAATATTATCACACCCATTATCTCTACACTTGTCGGCAACGAACAACTCCACAGAAAAAAAGCAAGATTTAAACCAACCACAGTAAACACGGTTCGTACCGCAGATATAGTCCAGCAACGATGGAATGCACTGATCGATGAGCAGGATATCGAGGATAAACTGCAGATCGCCTTCATCGATGCCCTTACCACCAAACTCGGCGGATGGATTCAGCGGTCATGGGAAATGGGTGCAGACGGCTATCTCGAATTCAAGTACGAAGTGCTGAACAATTTTCGTGTGTATATAGATCCCGAAACCAGAGCAAACGACTACGATCTGAAACACTGCCGCTGGCTCATCAAAGAAGGCTGGGAAACACTGGATGTTATCAGCGAAAAATATTCACTCGATCCATATGACCTGAAAGTGGAAAGAAGCAGGTCATGGTGGACTTCCCTGTCACAGACCATACGCAGGATGACCGACAAAACCTACTCGTCAAACCTTGAGAATTATGATAAGGTCAATGACCGCTACCGTATCCTCGAAATGCAGGAACGGGTGACCATGAAAATGGTTCAGCTGTTTGACGGCGTGGATTATTTTGTGATCCCCAGAGACGAATATGGGAAGATAAGAAAAGAAAACCCTTCTATAATGAAACTTAAAGAATTCAACAGTGATAAAATCCACGTCACTACTATTATCCCATACTTCAAAAATGTAATAGTTAAAGATGAAGATATTGAACAGCCCACGGATAGTTTTGACGTTTTCCCCGTCTGGTCGTATAGCTATAACGTACAGGTAAACGAACAGACATCATTGGTCGATCTTTTGCTGGATATTCAGGACGATGTCAACAAAGCCAAGTCACAAGTGCGGGACTATGTGACCCAGATACTCTCTGGCGGCATATTCATAGACAAGCGTGAAAAAGAAACCATCAAGGTTCTGAAAGAAAAGGGCAACCAGCCCAACATGGTCTACGAGCTGAATAATCCAGCCATAATGCCACAAAAAATGCCCCCTTCCGCATTACCACCAGACATTATGCTTAACGCCGAGAATAGCGTGAATTTCGCCCAGAGAGTATCGCTCATATCTGAAGCCATGAAAGGCGAAACAGCTCGGTCTGGCGAATCAGGCGTATTGTTCGAGCAGAAAGTCCAAAGGGCTGCCGCCGCAATCAATCCCTACTTCAAGAATTTGAGCAGATTAAGAAAAGTCCTCGCCAAAGATTTTGTTGACAACTTTTCATTCGTATACGCAGAAAGCGACAGGATCATCAGGGTCAAGGAAGAAAATGTGTTCAACGAGATTATTGTGAACCTGCAGTCGGCAGGTCAGGTGTTCAACGATGTGAGAAACCCGTCCCTTTATGTAGAACTGGACGAAGGCGAAGATAATGTTACTAATATTGAAGATAATTTTAACAAGATGCTGGCTCTGTCAAATATGATTGGGCAGATAAATCCTGCACTGGTGGACATCAGAACACTGGTGGAAAATGCGCCCATACCAGGATCGGATAAATTTGTAGAATATATCGACCAGACAATGCAGATGCAGTCCGAATCGGCACGGCAACAGGAAGATCTCGACAAGACCCAGAAGGTGCTCGAAAATGTCAAGACCGAAAGGGGAATGATGACAGACGAGGAAAAACTGCGAATTGAAGCGAAGAAAACGGAAAAAAGTGGCTGAACTCATCACAGGAAAATGAAAAAATATGCTTGATGAAATAGCCAATATACCCATAATTTCACGCAAGGTTGTGCCAAAAAAGAAACAACAGCGAAAAAAATATACAAAATCCAATGCCCTGCGAAATGTTTACAGGGCAAAAGTTCGTTCACACAATAAAAAGAGAGGAAAATAATGGCTGAAACAACACAAACCGACCCAGCCCTTGCGAAAGAGCTTGATGAACTGGAGGCTAAAATTAGCCCCCAGAGCGAAACTGAAGCAAAAGAGGAAAAAGAAGAAGATTTAATAATTGAAAAAGACGGCGAACTCTATCTTCGCAGCGAATCTGATGAAGATGAATCTGCGGCTGATCCTGATGGACAAACAGCGGAGCAGGAGAACCAGACTGCATCAGAGGAAGATGGGCAAGCTGATCGTGAGGAACACTCACAGTACCAGGATAAATCCAAAGACCAGCTGATTGAAATGCTTAGGCATTCGCAGAAGCAGATCGGTGAGCAGGGCAATGAAATTGGAGAACTTCGGAAGCTGACCCAGAAAGATGAAGAACTTTCCGATAAGGAAGTGTTTGACAAGCTCTCTGGCGATGATATCGAAGCTGGGCTGGCAGCGGAAAAAGCTAAAATGGATGAAATTGATCCATACGACGACCAGTCCCTGCATGACCAGAAAGAGGTCATCAGGCAGATGGAAGCCGATTTGATCAATAAACGCACCCAGGAAAGCATCCAAGCCAGATTCAACTCCCGTGACAATCATGAATTTGTTGAAAAAATGAAAACGCAAATTCAGACACAGGGGATTGAACTGTCTGATGAGGAGTTCAATACTGTGCAAGAGACTGCCAATTCCTATGCGGAAGATGGGCTTTTAACCGAGAGATCGTTTCAGAAGGCGATGATTGACAAGTATGGTGTAGACAAACTGGTTAAACATTATCAGATGAACGGTGAGCAGAAAGCCAGACAGGATATTCAGAAGGCTCAAGCCAAGACGACTGAAAAGGTTGATGTCCGTGGTACTGGAAAGAATGCCAAGATGGTGAAGATCGCTAACCTTGACCGTCGGGAACTGCGTGATACTCTCAATAATCTTTCCGTAAAAGAACTTGAAAAACTCTATGCACAGATAAATCGTTAACTACATACCACAGGAGTTTAAACTATGGAATCCTCACAAAGCTGGATTGCCAATGTTGAAGTTCTAAACTCTCTGCTCCGCAAAGAAAGCTGGTTCAATACTTTTTGGGCACGTTTTTCTGGAAATGTCGATATTTCAAAGGATGATAACGGTAATCCCGTATACATTCCTTCTGGAAACCCGATTGAAATTCTAAACGACTATGTAGCACAGGGTCGGGATAATATGCTTATTCCGTTCCTGAAACAGCTGTCTGGATCGCCTGTTTACGGCGACACCACGTTAAAAGGCACAGGTGAAGACCAGTCTATGAACTGGCTTCGTGCATACGTGAACCAGTACAGGAAAGCCGTTATGAAGAAATCAGGATCGATGTCCGAACAACGCCAGAAGGTATTCAAGCTGATGGACGAAGCCAGACCGCAACTATCAGAGTGGTTTACCAAGTGGGAAAATCAGGCGGTATTTCAAACCTTCTATGAAGGTGTATCGCCGAACCTTTCCGTTGGAACATCATCTGATGGTCTTGGTCTTGCCAGAAGGTATCATCCGAACTGGTACATCAACGACGGCGCAGCATTAACTGCCGTCGGTACGGAAAAGTCAACCAAAACCAATACACAGCTTGATGCTGCCATTGGTATGACTGCTGCCGCTGATGCTACCTGTGATACAGGTCTGACTGCCGATATTTTAAGAGAACTGCGTGTTAAATGTATGTCTCTGAAGATTCCGCAGATGGAAACCCAGGATGGTTATAAATTCTGGTGTTTACTTGTTCACCCAGCACAGCTTGCAACCCTCAAAAATGACAGCGCTTACCGTGATTCACACCGTTACGCCTTCATGGGCACTGGTGCGGCTAAAATGCCTGAATTGCACGGAATGGCTGGCTACTACGAAGGGTTTGCGATCTATGAAGATATGGTCGGTATCCGTGAATGGGATGAAGCTGGTTATTTCTTCGGTTCAACGGTCTCTGCCCGATTTGACGACTCTGCCGTAACGCTTGCCTCTGGAACTTCCAGAGTACGCAATGCGATTGTATTCGGTAAAGGCGCAATCGGTAAGGGCGTTGCCGATGACCTGCATTTCACCTCGGAAGTGGACGACCATGCCAACACGATTGAACTTGGCGGGGCAGTGATCAATGGGTATAACCGTGCAGATTTCTTTGGAGAAGATGATGCGCTTGAATCTTCAGGCGATGCCTTCTACAAGAACCAGTCAGCAGCGCATGATGCAGCTGAACTTGTTGCCGTAAATCAAAGTTCCCTTATACTTGGGACATTGGATTAAGGTGAAGTAAATGGCTAAATCAAGTATAGCTAACTGGAGAGCATCTGGCGGTGCGTTAGATATATCTGCATCACACAGCGGAAACGGGACGATTACTGAATGTGTCGCCCAGGACGGTAAAATCATCTGTGACTTCACTGCATTAGGCAGTGGTGAATCAGTCACAATTAACACACCGTTCAAGATCGAGGTGATCGATGCTTATCTGGTGGTTGGAAACGGCGAAAACGTCACTTCCAAGACACTACAGGTAAAAAACGGATCAACAGCATTGACCAGCACTATGTCTATGGCTACTGATAAAGGTATCGCAAGAGCTACTACTCTTGACGAAGATCAAGCTGTCTTTAATGTCGGCGATAATGATCTGAACCTTGTATCATCAGCCCATGCAGACGGCGGTGCTACGGTGTATATCTCATACCGATAATCCGAAATTGGGGATGTAATAGCCCCATATAAGGATTGCAACAAACAGAAATGTTTGTATATATTAGGGGGGTTCTTAATTGAACCCCCTTAATTAAAACAACTCATTCACGGTAAAGCCTAACAACCTTAGAGAGGAAGAAAATGGCACAAAAATACAGAGAAGAACGAACTTACAGCGTTCAACAATCCGAAAACCTGGGTCTCGGACAAAGAGGCTCTATCCTCGTTACTGGCACTACAGCCTGCACTTGTGCAATCGGCGTATTTGTTGCCATCCAATTTGTAGAAGATACCATATTTGACAGCGGAAGCGGAGGTCTGATCGCAGAATCAGAGCAACGATTCCCAGATGATAGTGGTACAGGTACTGATATTGATGCAGATGCTGGCGCAGCTACAGACAGCGTTACCTTTCCGCAAGGTATGACCATATTTGGTCGCTGGACAGGATTTAAACTGTCTTCTGGCAAGGTTGTAGCATATGTAGGAAGCTAAATGTTTCTGAATCTGAAAATGAACCTTCAATCTATGGTTACCCACGTATCAAGACTGGCAAGAGATTTATGGAGTACCGTTGAAGATAAGTGGGAGAACGAACACCGAAAATGGGAAGATATAATATAGTAATAAGGAGAAAATCATGGCAAAATTAACAGGTCAAACCATTGCAAGCAGTTACGATCAATTGCTTATTGTTGATAACGCAGACGGTATAAGCGCAACCTTACAATCAATCGAAAGCGGAGATACTGGAGGAAGTTCATCAGCATTACAAATAGCTACAAATAAAATATTGGCTAAGCCTGGATCAGATGATGCGAATGCATTTGAGGTACAGCAATCAGATGGCACAGCCATACTCACCGTTGACAGTTCAACACCAACTCTTACAGTAGACGGAACGATAGATTTAGATGGACAGGTAACAATTAACGAATCAGG